ATGGTATAAGGCGGATCCCAGGATTTTTGATGAAATTAAAGCCCGAAAAGAGGAAAGGGACGTAGTGGGACACTTGGGACGTAGTTGTGACATCTCTGCATCTGCATCTGCTTCTGCGTCTGCTTCTACTTCTGAAGTAAGAGAAGTCGTGTCCTACCTCAATGAGAAAACAGGGCACAATTTCAGCCCCAAGTCTTCTGACACTATCAAACATATATCAGCCAGGATCGCCGAGGGGCGTACGCTCGAGGATTTCAAGCACGTCATCGATATCAAGGTCGCCAAGTGGAAGGGGAAGACTTGGAAGGATACGAGGACCGGGGAGATGGTCAATGGTGATGATTATCTCCGACCATCGACGCTTTTCCGTCCGGGGAATTTCGAGAACTATTTGAACGAGATGGCGGCCCCGGCGAAGGCCAAGAAGAAAATCCTGATCATCGAAAGCGATGGGACGACCACCGAGAAGGAGATTGAGCCATGACTCAGGAAAAATGTTGGACCCTCCTTGAGCAGATGGCTGTCCATTTTGGCCCTATCGGTATCGAACAAAAAGAAAGTTATTACACCCACCTCAAGAACTATACGGACGCGGAGATGGCGAAGGCCGTTTATACCATCATCGAGACGCACAGGTGGAAGCGGTACCCATTCATCGCGGAGATCCGGGCCGTGCTGGACAAGATACGCTTCGACCATATGATCGGGCCGACGCCGGACGAGGCGGCCGACTACTATGACCAGTTCCCGTGTTCGGCATGCGGCGGGACGGGGTTCCTCATCAAGGACAACAAGGATTATAAACCTGGAGACTCGAGCGCAGTTGCGTTGTTCTGCCAATGCCGGACGGGGAAGAAGACGGAGGCGGGATGGGCGAAATACCGGGCCGATAAGAAGGCCAAGCGGCGCACCGCGTTCGAGCGGCGGTGGGAGCCGACCGAGGAGGCGTATTGAGTGCCAGCTGGATCTGGGCCTCGATCGCCGCCGCGGTCGAACAAATCCAGGCAAAGCATAAAGGGGAGACATCATGAGCGACACATGGAAAATCATCCTTTCGGCCCTGGCGGTCTTCACCCTCGCCTTTGTTCTCTGGCTCATCCCGATATTGCGGGATGGGCGGAGACTGAGGCGAGAGAGAAAACAGGCGGCGTGGAGGCGGGAGGTAAGGCGATACGACGCTGAGCTGGGGGATGAATATGAGGAAACCCGGCCCAGGCCGGGGAAGGGGGAAGCTTGACCAACCCATGCAAGCTGGCGATTGAATTCCTGCGTGACGAATTGGAATTTCGAGAACTGGCGACGAAGTCCAGGATGGGGGCGTCGTTCCAACCGGGCTATGCCGAAAAGACCGAGTCAATTAAGCAGGCCATCGCCCTCCTCGACCAGTCCGCCCCGCCCCCGCCGGGAGAGGAGGAGCGGCTCATCTATGACAAGACGCTTCGGACAATCAGGACGACCGACCCGGACAGGGATAGGTTGGATAAGTTCCTCATCACGATGATGTGCCATGTGAAAGAAGTTTACGAGGCCAACGGCACCCCGTGGAGAGAGGATGACGAGGAAAGGTTCTCTGCCATTCGCGCCCTCATCCTTGCTCCGCCGAAGAGCGTGACGAGGGAGGAACTCGCAAGAGCATTTATCCCAAATTTTGATTGGCAACGCCCCCCGACAGAAGAACATCCGTTTCAAGAAAAAGCGGGGGATGTTATCAATCGGCTGGAAGCGTTGCTCCGCGAGAAGGGCATCGCCGTCGAGCCGGCCGGGAAGGAGAAGCCATGAAGCTCGACCGCATCGTCAAGCTTGGCCTCGTCGTCGGCGTCATCCTCGCCGGGATCGCCTGGATAATCCACACGGCGGAGAGGGGCGAGAGGCACGAGCGCGACTGGCGGCTCGCCACCGACGGCCATTTCCAACAGGACTTTAAGGGAGAAAAACAATGACTCCGTTACAGAAAACCCTACTTGATATCGGCATCGTCCTGATCGCCCTGGCCGTGGTCATCGTCGGGGCCTGCGTCATCTACGGCCGCTCGCTCGTGAGGTCGGGCCGGGAGCGGAAGGAACTCCACCGGAGGCGCGTCGAGGACGCCAAGCGGGAGGAGTTATTCTCTCCGGAACATCGTTCGAAGGCTGCCGAGGAGTATCGGCAGATGCAAAAGGTCCGCGCCGAGGTCGGCCCTATCTTCAACGAGGAGGAATCATGAATCAAACAGCGAATTACAAGGTCGTCGTCGTGGGCCCGGACCGGATCAAGATCCGGGACGTCGGCCCCTGGGACAAGTACCTGACCGTGACCAATGACGCCGAGAACGTCGTCCGTGAGCTGGCTGTCCAGGGCCTTCTCCCCGCGGGCCGGCGGCTCTTTTACTACGACTCGGAGGGTAATCTGGACGAGATCTTGATCAAGGATGGACGGTTCGTCGGATTCGCGCCCGGGCCGAGGGCGGTGGCATGAATATCCTCACGATTGATCCCGGGACGCGATGCGGTTGGGCCGCCCTGTGGGGTAACGGGAACATCGACAGCGGCGTCCAGGAGTTCCCGCTTGGCCGCGGCGACTCGCCCGGGATGAGGTACATCCGATTCCGGGTCTGGTTCGTCGACCTGCTCGTGCTCACGAAGCCGGAGCTCGTCGTTTATGAGCGGCCGTTCATGCGCGGCGGGTTCGCCACGGAATTCCTGTCGGCCCTGACCTCGAGGATCCAGGAGGAGTGTTCGGCCCGGAAGATTGAGTACCAGGCCGTCAACCCGGCGACGCTGAAGAAAGCCATCACGGGGACGGCCAAGTCAGACAAGGCGGCGATGGTCCGGGCCGCCGACGAGCGGTGGCGCGGCCACTTCTGCCGGTCCATCAAGGACGATGACGAGGCAGACGCGCTGAATCTGCTCTCGATGGCGATGCAGGAGAATAGACAAACTCCCCCCACTTCAGCGGGGAAGAATTCTAAATCTTAGGAGGTTTCTATGAAAGACGTACTGGACAAAATCAAGACGTGGTTCAAGGCCAACTGGAGGCGTTTCGCCCGGCGTGTCCTGCTCATCGGTTACACGGCGCTCGTCGCGATCCTCGTCCGGGACTTCTGCGGTGTCGTGACGGCCTGGGTCATCTGGCTCATCGTTGAGGTTGTCCTAAACCAGGTTAAGAAGAACTCCGCGGCCAAGCCGATCTGACCGCCAGAAAGCCGCTCACCCGGGTGAAACGGCTGCTGCGGCTGAGATAGGAAACCGGCCAGGGGAAACAAAATGACGCTGGGTAAGGCTCCCGGCAGGAGATGGCGCATGAGCGAAGTGGCAGTGAAGAAGAGACTCAATAACGCCGAGCTGAAAATCCGGGCGACGCTAACGCTCGCGGGCTACGAGGTCTATGCCTTTGAGGACGGGCCATTCCATCTCTGCGCCGATGGCCCGGATGGAAGCAAACGCATCAGGATAATTTTCACGCGGTTAGGCCTTGATGAATCCCGAGCCATGAGCAGAGCCATCATGCCGCAGAATTGTCATCGGGAAGCCTGGCAGGTATCCGAGGATGGGAAACGATTCGTCATCGGGCGGATAGCGGAAGCGAGGAAGAAAACCTAATCGAATGTCAATACCCTAATTCCCCCTCGTAACCCGGAGAAATAGGCACCATTCCAGGCCCCCATCAGGCGGGGCCATTTTTTCCGACGCCCCCGCGCAAAAACAGGGTGTATGCCTATATCAAATGGCAAAGGACTATTCCGGCAAAGTTTCAGACCGTCCATACCTGGTCGTCATCGACCCCGGGCACGGCGGGAACGACCCCGGGGCCGTCAACGAACAGGCCGGCCTTCGGGAAGCGGACGTGAACCTCAGCCTCGCCTTGCTCATTTCCGACCTTATCGGCCTCGGGGATTATTCCTATCGCGTGACCCTGACGAGGCATGATGATTTCTTCGTCTCCCTTGAGAACCGATGTTCGCTGGCCAACAACGCCCGCGCCGCCGCCTTCGTCTCCATCCACTGCAACGCCGCCCAGGACAAGAGCGTCCGCGGCCATGAGGTCTGGACGAGCCCCGGGCAGACGAAGGCGGATATCCTGGCGACGGAACTGTTCACCGGCCTCGGCGCGTTCATGCCGAAATCGAAACCCCGGCCCGATTATGACGACGGTGACCCGGACAAGGAAACAAATTTCTATGTCCTCCGGCACACCCTTATGCCCGCCGCCCTCGTCGAGGTCGAGTTCATCTCGAATGATGCGGCGGCCGGCTACCTAAAGAACCAAGCCAACCTACGACGGATAGCCTTCGCGATGGTCGACGCCATCGAATTTTACTTGGGGAGTTGAGACATGATTCAAATGAAATGGCATAACCTTAATATCGGCCTGAAAGTCAGCATCAATTCGGGCATGGCGCTCATCCTGTTCCTCATGGCGTTTTTCCTTCTGCTCATATGCGTCAACTTCTTCCCGCCCGTCGAGAGGAATTTCGTCGCGGCGGGGGCGTTGCTCGTCGGCGCGTTTGCGGGATATCTCAAGAAGCGGGACTCAAACAACAAAATCGCTGCCGAGGCCGCGAAGGCGGCGCTTACGAGTGACCCTGGCAAGGCTGCTTTACATGGCTAAGAAATTCCTGCCTTGGGCCATTCTCGCCTTCGTCGCCGCCGCCTTAACTGCCAACTACATTAACGGCCGCGATGCGGCCAAGCGGCTCAAGGCAGTCGAGGAGACGGAGCGGGTCAAGATCGCCGACCTCGAGATTCGGGACCGTATGCTCACCGCCGCCAACCTCGACCTTGACAAGAAGAACGTCGGCCTCGAGGCAGAAGTGGCTAAGGTCCAGGAGGAGAAGCGCCAGTTCAAGGCCGAGCGCGACACCTCGCGGGCCGAAACGGCCGCCCTCAAGGCGAAAATCATGGATGGGCCGCCCGAGTACGTCCTGGCCGAGCACCGCCGGATCCTGTCCACGCAGGAGATCTGGCTCACGAAGGTCGGCGCCGAGTTCTCCCTGGCCGCCTTCCGGACGAACGGCACGGTCGTGACGGAGTGGGAGCAGTGGAAGTTCACGCTCATCCCCAACCTTGAGCGCGACATCGCCAAGACCGAGGGCCAGGTCGGTACGCTCCAGACCGAGGTCTCGAACTTCAAGATCAAGGACCTCAACTGGCAGGAGAAGGAGCGCGGTTGGGGCGCGGAGAAGCTCAGTTTCGAGACCATCATAAAATCCAAGAATGACTACATCGCCCTGAAGAAGCGGGAGTCGATCTTCTCGACTATCCTCAAGGTCGGGGGCGGGTTCGCCCTCGGCTACATCAGTCATCGATAGGAGACCTCAATGCTCGGACAGGCGGTCCAAGCGGCCGCGGAAGTGGGAAGCAGGATACGCTGGCTCGATGTCGGCATCATCGGTCTGCTCGTCAAGGCCGCAGTCGATATCTCGCGCGAAGTCCTCAAGGCGCGGGCGGAGAAGTCGAAGGCCCGGACCGCCCGGGCGGAAGCCGACATCGAGGAGGCCAGGACCCTCGGGATCGCCATGATCAAGGACAAGGACGGCCACGACAATCCCGGCCCCGGTGCTTTCTGTCCCTCGCACATCAACTACGAGAACAGGATCACCACACTGGAGAATGAGTACAAGCACGTCAACGAGAAGCTCGGGGAGATCAAGGTCAGTGTCGAAATCATCCGCGAGGCGGTGGGAAAGTGAAGAAACTCTCGCCCCGCCAGCGCCTGTTCCCTCACGAATACGTCATCGACCTGAATGCTACGCAAGCGGCGCGGCGTTGCGGCTACTCGCAGAAGACGGCGCGTCAGCAGGGCGCACGGCTGTTGTCAAAGGTGGCCATTAAGAAGGCCATCGCCCGGCTCCTTGAGAAGCGGATCGGAAAGCTCGTTATGACCCGGCAGGAGATCCTCGAGGAGCTCTCGATCGTTGGTCGGTTCGACCTCAAGAACTACTTCGAAATTGACGAGGGCGGGGAGATCAGGGCGAAACCCTTTTCGGAAATGCCCGAGGGAACAAGCCGCGCGCTCGAATCCATCGAAGAGTTCAGGACGATCCACGAGTCGGCCGATGGCAAAGAAACGAACATCGTCACCGATAGGATCAAGTTTAAGGGACAAGACAAACTCCGGGCGCTCCAGCTCCTGGGCCAGCACGAGGGTATGTTCCCCACCAAGATCGAGGGGAACCTCGAGGTTAGGGCCAAATTGTCGATAAATGCCTTGAAGAAGTCTGTCAAGGAAGTCGAGGATGGAAGCGGTAGCTGAACGCGAGACGAACCAGGTCATGGCCGAGCTTTATCGGTCCTGCCAGCGGGACCCCGTCTTCTTTTGTGAATGGGCTCTCGGTCATATGACGTGGAGTAAGCAAAGAGAAATATTGCGCTCCGTCCACGATAACGAGAAGACCGCCGTCCGGGCCTCGCACGGCGTCTCGAAAACCTATACTGCGGCCGAGGCGGCCGTCTGGTTCCTCAATTGCGTCCCGAGTTCGAAGGTTATCAGCACGGCCCCTACATTCAGCCAGATGCGGATGCTCCTCTGGGCGGAGATCAATAAGATCTACGCGACGAGCAGGATCCCGCTCGAGGGCGAGTGTCAGATGACGGACATCAAGACGGCGGAGGCTGACCACTACGCGGTCGGGTTCTCGACGGACAAGCCGGCCCGGGCCGAGGGCTGGCACGCGCCGGCGATCCTGTTCATCTTCGACGAGGCGAAGGGGATCCCGCAGTGGCTCTGGGATTCCGCCCGGGGCCTGCTCACCGGCGGTCACTGCCGCTGGCTCGCGGTCTCGACGACGGACGGCGTCCAGGTCGGCGACCAGTACCACAAGATTTTCCAGTCCGAGAACCACGGCTGGAACCGCATCCACATCTCGGCCTACGACACGCCCTACATCACGGGCGAGAGGTTCCGGGCGATCCGCGTCCCGGACCCGGCCCGGCCCGACGTCTTCCGCCGTTCCTGGATCGGCTCGAAGGATGTCGTCGTCCAGATCGCCAACCAGAAGTACATCGACGACTGCCTCCGGGAGTGGGGCGAGGACTCGGTCCTGTTCCTGACCAAGGTCAAGGGCGAGATCGTCGACGCCGGCGCCGACACGATCATCAAGCTCAGCCAGGTCGAGCAGATGAAGAAGAACGCCAGGAACCCCGAGTTCAAAGCCGAAGGCCAGGAGACGGTCGGTGTCGACGTCGCCAGGGGCGGCGCGGACGACACGGTCATGTTCCGGGGCAAGGGACTCAAGATCACCGAGCGCAAGATCCTGACCTCGCGCCAGCTCCCGGAGAAGGCCAAGCTCGTCTACATTGCCGAGGAGGTCGAGAGCTTCGCCACATACGACAAGAAGATCCCGATCAAGACCGACGACACGGGCGTGGGCGGGGGGCTCACCGACATCTTGCAGCGCAAGGGCTACAACGTCGTCCCGGTCAACTTCGGGGCCGAGGCGAACGAGCCGGATAAGTACCCGAACCGGATCTCGGAGATGTGGTTCGAGGCCGGGAAGATCATCCACGAGGTCGCCTGGACGCCGAGCGACAGGCTCCAGGCCGAGCTCGTCAACCGGAAGCAGAAGCAGCTCGACAAGAAGGGCCGGCGCGTCGTCGAGAGCAAGGACGACTACAAGGCCAGGGGGTTCCGCAGCCCGGACGAGGGGGACGCCTTCCTCCTGACGCTCAGCCGGCCGAAGCCGGCCAGGCAGGTGAAGGCCTGGAGGCTCGAATGAAGTTCGAATTCAAGGTTGACTTTGGCGGGAAGCGGGGGAAGAAGTCCGACCTCGTCCAGTACGACGGCGGGACGTATTTCCTGGGGCTCCCCTCCACCTCGCCGGCCCGGCTGAGGAACTACATCGAGGCCTACAAGCTCAGCGAGGTCGTCCGCGCCTGCGTCGACAAGATCAACCTGGCCGCCAAGGGAATCCCCTGGTACCTATACAAGCGAATCGGAAAGGACGTCCAGGAGGTCGAATCCCACACGCTCGTGGACATTCGCCGGCAGCCTTCGAAGAATTACTCCTGGCCCAAGTTCCTCGAGCGCGCCCTCGGGTTCTATCTCATCTCGGGCAACCGCTACATAAGGAAATCGATCGGCTCGCTTGGTCGCTACGGGGAGCTCGAGGTCCTGGCTTCGAACAAGGTCCAGATAAAAAAGGACGCGCTTGGGGAGCCGGTGGCGTATGAGTACCTTCAGAATTCGAGGTGGGTAACCATCCCGGCGGAGGACATTCTCCACAGTAAGATGTTCAACCCGGCCGACGACCTCTACGGCCTCTCGCCGATCACGACCGTCGCCAGCCAGATCGACATCTCCCGTTTCGCGACGGAATGGTCGCTCAAACTTCTGCAGAATGACGCCCGGCCGGGGGCCGTGGCCTTCATCCCGGGCGCCCTTACTCAGGAGCAGCGGGACGAAATCAAGGAGCAGTGGAAAAGGGACATCAGGGGATCCGAAAACACCGGCGGCCTGCTCATCATCGAGACCGGGGAGGGGGCGCGCCGGCCCGGGGACCTGAAGCTCCTGTCCTACGCGCCGAAGGAGCTCGAACTCGCGGGCTCCGAGAAGATCATCACCCGTAAGGTCTGCTCGGTTTACCACGTCCCGCCGGAGTGCCTGGGCGACCCGGAGAACAAGACCTATGCGAACCAGAAGGAGGCGCGCAAGGCCCTCTACCAGGAGGCGACGCTCCCGCACCTGGACGAGTTGCGCGACGGGCTCAACGGCTGGCTGGTCCCGATGTTCGAGGACGCCGGGGACATGTTCTTCAACTACGACGCCTCGGACATCGACGCCCTGGCCGCGGACACGGACATGCTCTGGGAGAGGGCCGGGAAGGCGGTCGACCGGGGGATCATCCACCGGAACGAGGCCCGGCAACTCTATGGCTACGGGAAATCGAATGAGCCGGGGATGGACAAGCCGACAGTCCCGGCGACGGTCGTTCCGCTCGGGTCCGTTACGGGGGAGGAATGAGATGGGACTGAACCTCGAGCCCGTATTGACCGAACTGAAACGGATCCCCGCGGCTGGCGTCATCTCCTTAGGCAAATCGAGTCTCGCCGACCTTCGGAGATATCTCTCGTCGGGGGAGCCGAGGATGGCCCGCGGACTGCGGGGGCTTCGTACGGCCCAGGCGGCGCTCATAACCCAGGACGCGGCGAAGCGGATAATCGAGCAGCGCGGGCTGCCGCAGAGGGTCATGGACGAGATGACGAGCCTCGCCCGGGCGTTCGTCGAGACGCAGGTGAACGTCGCCTACCGGGACGCGCTCAACGCGGCCGGCAGCCGGATGGCGGGAGAGATCAACAGGGCGAGGAAGCAGGAGTTCGCATTCGACTCGACCGAGGCCCGGGTCGTCGGGTGGATGGTCCGGCGCGGCGGCGCGCTGATCGTCGAGCTGACCGCGGCCCAGTACTCCTCGATAAACGCGCTTCTCGTCCACCAAGCCTTCATCGGCATAACGAGCCCGTACCAGATGGCCGGCATACTCAAGCCCGAGGTCGGACTCCTTCCACGGCACGTACAAGCCGTCATGCGCTTGAATGCGGGGCTCTTGGCCGAGGGGCTACCGGCCGAGACGATCCTGAAGCAGACCGCGAAGTACGCGGATTTCCTGCACAGATACAGGACCCAGAACATCGCCAGGACCGAACTCTCGTCCGCCTACAACAACGGCCAGCTCGAATCGATCAGGCAGGCGTCTCAGACGGGTTACGTGGACGGCGAGGTGGAGAAGACCTGGCTGACGGCCGAGGACGAACGGCTCTGCTCGGACTGTGAGGAGATGGACGGGGAGACGGTCGGAATCGACGAGGCGTTCTCCTGCGGGGTCACCTGCCCGCCGCTCCATCCGAGTTGCTGCCTACCGGGAAATAGGCTTATATCTCCCGGTGGATTTATCGCGGGGATTCGGGCGCATTATGATGGGGAGGCCGTTGAACTTACGCTCGCCGATTCCGGTCGGCTGACCATTACCAAGAATCATCTGCTCCTTACACCGCATGGATTTGCCCCAGCCCATCTGCTTCGCAAGGGAGACGATATATTCTATTGCCCCGGATTCGAGCGGATAATTTCTACTGACCCAAATAATAATGGGAATCCAACCCTCGTGGAGGATGTCATCGATTCGCTTTCGAAATCTCCCGGCATGACGACCAGACGAGTGCCAATGGCCCCCGAAGATCTCCACGGCGATGGGCGGTTCTGTGATGGCGATATCGACATTATAGGACCCGATGGCCTTTTGGGGAATACAGGCAAAGCCTTTTTCTTCCAACATGGAAAGGCATTGCCGTTCGATCCGGGAACCCCCGATGCCGCGCTTTTCCCGGGTGACCGCGATTTTACAGCGATGTTCAAAAGTATGGCGCGTGCCGCGGACGGCATCATGGGCGGCCTTCGTAAGCCGAGCGCGTTCTTCGACCGACGCGCGGCCCATACGGACGAACATGGCCATGCTTCGATTGCGAGGTTGGATGCCGCGCTCCAAAATCCGCCGTCGAATTCCGCCTCGACCGAGATCGAAGAACTCGGCCAATACCTTTTCCGATTCCCCGGCCTCATAACGACGGACAAGATCGTCGATGTCAAGCATTTTTCGTTTCATGGTTTTGTCTATGATCTTCAGACATCGACATCATTATACATCGCCAATGGGCTTGTGTCAAGCAACTGCCGCTGCTCGGTTTCTTACCGCGTCATCAGGAGATGAACATGGAACAGAAAACTTTCTTTGAACTTGAGATCAAGGAACTCAGCGAGGAGGGGAAATTCTCGGGCTACCTCGCGACCTTCGGCAACGTTGATCAAGGCGGGGACATCGTGGACCCAGGCGCGTTCAAGAAGACCCTGAGAGAGAAGAAGGCGTTCCCGTTTCTCTGGGCCCACCAGGGGACGCCGGAGGCCGTGGCGGGCTCGTTCATCGGGAAGGAGGACGGGAAGGGCCTCTTCATCGAGGGCGGTTTCTTCCTGGACCTCGACGGGGGGCTCAACTCGTACAAGACGGCAAAGAAACTCAAGGCCGAAGGCGTGAAGCTGGGCCTCTCGATGGGTTACAAGACGGTGACCTGTGCGTACGATACGGTTGACGGCATCCAGATCCGACGCCTGAAAGAGGTGAAGCTCAAGGAGGGGTCGATCACGCTCTGGCCGATGAACGAGGAGGCCGTGCTCGAGACGATCAAGGAGGAGGGGGAGGAGGAGATCGAGACCAAGCCCTATCCCAACGAGCACGCCTGCCGGCTCCATGAGCCGGGCGGCTATGAGCGTTTTGCCAGGATGAAGCGGAAACACGACGGGAAGGAATTCTCCGTCATCATCGGGTTCAAGAAGGGCGGCGGGTCTGAGGACCAGGCCTACCGCTACCCGAAGGATACCTGGTCCGCGGACGAGGCCCGCGCACACTGCAAGAAAAACGGCGGCAGTTTCGAGGCTGCCCTAAAGGGGAAGTCATTAACGGTCGTCTGCAAAGCATGCGGCGAGACGCTCATTCTCACTGAGCCGGCGGGAGCCACTCAGCCGGGAGCCGAGTCGTTGAAAACGGAGCCGGGCGAATTCCACTCCGCGCTGCGGAAAATCGCGGACGAACTCAAAAAATAACAAGGAGACGACATGGACGAAAAAGAAACAAAGGTCCTGGACGAGATCAACGTCGCCATCAAGGCGATACGCGAGAAGTCCGAACTCCTGGAGACGGCCAAGGCGGCCCAGGAGACGAAGCAGGCCGAGCAGAAGGCGCTAATCGAGAAGGCCTGCAAGAAGATCGACGAGATCGAGATCGGCTACAAGCGCGCCCTTTGCCTCGCCTCGGGGAAGGCCGACAGGACGCCCGAGTTCAAGGCACTTCTCGACTGGATGAGGAAGGGCACGCTGATCCCCTCGGACGTCGAGACCAAGCTCATGCGGCTGTCCGACGCGACGCTCGGCGGCTACCTGACGACCCCCGAGGTGAGCTCGGAGCTCCTCAAGGGCGTCATCGAGTACTCGCCCATTCGCGAGATCGCGCGGGTGAGGACGACCTCGAAGGAGAGCGTCAAGATCAGGAAGCGCACCGGCGTCTTCTCCGCCGCCTGGACCGGGGAGAAGGGGACAAAGGCGGAGACGACCGGCCTGATCTATGGCCTGGAGGAGGTCCCCAATCACGAGCTTTACGCGCTCGTCGACGTCACGAACCCGGACCTCGAGGACTCCGACTTCAACCTCGAGGCGGAGCTCAACGCCGAGTTCTCGGAGCAGTTCGGCGTGGCCGAGGGCACGGCGTTCGTGACTGGGAACTCGGTCGGCAAGCCGGAGGGCATCCTGGTCAACACCAGCATCGCCCACGTGGCCAGCGGCGACGCCAACCTAATCACGGCGAATGGCCTGTTCGCGCTCTATTTCGCGCCGAAAAGCACCTACACGAAGAACCTCAAGTTCGTCATGAACCGGGCCACGATGCTCGCGATCTCGATCCTCAAGTCCGCGGTCGACGGGCAGTACCTCCTGAGGCGCCTGGGCGAATCGCCGGTCTGGAACATCCTCGGGGCCGAGGTCGTGGAGGCGAAGGACATGCCGAACATCGCCGCGGGGACCTTCCCGGTCGTGGCCGGGGACTTCCAGAAGGCCTACATCATCGTGGACCGGATCGCGATCGCCATCCTGCGCGACCCCTACACCCAGGCCGCAACGAACTCGGTCAGGTTCCACGCCCGGAAGCGGGTCGGCGGACAGGTGGTCATGCCGGAGGCCATCTACAAACTCGAGATCGCGGCCTCGTAAGGTGAGCGATACCCAATCGGAACATAAGGAGACAACATGAAAGACCTTTATCACGACCTTTTGGCTCAGCACTCGATCTACCCGGCCTCCCTGGGCGCCGGCGCCAAGACCGGGGACGCGATCGTCGACCTCCAGGGGTTCGAGGGGGCGCTGATCGTCTGCTACAGCGGCGCGCTCACGGTGGACATGCCGTTCCAGCTCATGCACGGCGACGTCGCCAACCTCTCGGACGCGGCCGCGGTCCCCGACGGGGACCTCGTCGGGACGGAGCCCACGCTCCTCCAAGCCACGGACAACGAGGTCAAGACGTTCGCCTACGTCGGCACGAAGCGGTACCTCCGGGTCGACACGACCGCCGGGACCGGGATCGCCGGCGCCATGATCATCAAGGGCTACGCTCGCCACAAACCGGCTGTCTGAGACTGAATTTTCGAGGGGGAGCCGAGACTCCCCCTCACGCTCTCTTTTTGAGGAGGAGAACAGATGAAAGTCCGCATGCTTTCTGCGCACCAGGGATCACCCGACGGGATCGAGATCCGGGAGTACGAGGCCGGGAGGAAGTACGACCTCTCCCCGTCCCTGGCCGAGATATTCCTCGGCGCGGGGTGGGCGGAGGAGGACAAGGAGCTCGTGCCGCCAGAGACGAAGGACACCGGGACCCTAAAGGCCGAGGCCAAGGCCGCCGCGAAGGCCGCGAAGGCTGCCGCGAGGGCTGCTACTAAAGGCCAAGGAAAAGTTCGGGGTTGAGGTCATCGGATCCGCCCGTCGGGAAGAAATAACGAACGAGGAGGTAAGACATGGCCGCCTATAACAAGTTTCAGGACTTCGTCGAGCAGCTCGGCAAGGGCGTCCACCAGCTCCACGCCGCCGGGCACATGCTGATGCTCTACCTGACGAACAACACGCCGGACGCCGCCGCTGACGCGGTGAAGGCGGACCTGGTCGGGATCACGGAGCAGAACGGCTACGCCGCCGCGGACGCCCAGAACGACTATACGGAAACCGGAGGCGTGGGGACGTTGACCTGCGTGGATAAGGTCTGGACGGCTTCCGCCGGGGGCTTCGGGCCGTTTCGCTACGTCGTTCTCTACAACGACACGCCGGCGGCGCCCGCCGATCCGCTCATCGCCTGGTGGGATTACGGGAGCCCCATCACGGTCAACGTCGGCGAGACCTTCACGGTCGATTTCAACCCGGCCGGCGTGCTGACCATCACGTAAGGAGGAATCATGGAAAAGACATTCGTCCACGGTGTGGTCAACGAGTGCTGCAAGGTCAAGGAGAACCTTGAGCCGCAGCCGAGCGCGAAGCCGGAGATGATCATCAAGCGGTGCCGGGTCTGCGGCAGGAACCACTACCGGCTGATGGCAGAGCCGGGAGTGTTCGGGCTGGTGATGAAGTCGGGCTGAAAAAGGAGTATTTCATGCCGCTGAACTGGCCGCCTGCCACGGCCCCGACCTGGCCGCCGCCGGAGGTGGGGACGAGTCTGGAATGTTCCGACCTCCGCACCCTTGTTGCGGTGCTCAGGGATCTCGGGTTCACGCAAGCGGCCCCTACGTCGGCGGAGAATACGGCGTTCTTCAATTCGGCCCGGTGTGACCACGGGGACCGCGTGACCGGGCGGATGCTCGTTTCCCCCTCCGGGGTGAGGTATCCGCTCGCCGTCTGCCGCGATGCCGCGCACCGTGACCTGCTCGTTCTCTGGCCGCCCTACTACGCCGGGGCCCTGTCGGGAGTCGAATAATGACGCCTATCTGGATTGAGGGATTCGAGCATGGCGTTCTGTCGACAGCAGGCGGGGGGATTGTCAACGCCATTTCGGGCACGGTCGGCACGAACATCGCCGTCACGGCGGACGCGAAGCGCACCGGGGGCTATGGACTTCGAGTTTACCCCGCCGTTTCAACCCTCGTCAACATCACAAAAAACGTAACGGCGACGATTTTGGTCGGTCGGTTTTATGTGAAACTGCCCTCGACGTTGCCGACGGCCGACCACCAAATAGCGCGGGCGATGACCGCCTCCCAGCAGATGATTTTTGGCTATAACTACAACGCCGGCTCCCCGCGATTTTACATGATGGTCAACGCAGGAACCCCTCGGTACTTTAGCGGATTGGCGGCTGATACGTGGTATCGGGTTGACTTCCGCTTTGATGTCTCCGGGGCGACATCCACGATCGATTGGCAAATCGACGGGGTTGACCAAACACAGGCCACGCGGACCGTCGCGGCAAGCTCCATCACTATATTCAACCTTGGAATATCCATCGCTGCCATAGGGAATGTTTATTATGATGACGTGGTTCTGAGCGCGACGACCGGCGACTACCCCATCGGGGCGGGCGCGGTCGTCGGCCTCTCGCCGAACGCGGCGGGGGCGTCGAACCTCGACACGAACATCGAGGACAACGGCTCGGTAGATGTCAACGATTCAACGAACCCCGCGAACATCGAGCTTGACGACGTTCCCTTTAACGGGTCCGACTACATCAAGCAGATAGGCGGGGCCTCGACGCTCTACGCCGCCGTCGCTTTCGCCGATACGGCGGAGACGACGATCCACGGGGCGCAGGCTTTCCTTGCCTACACCTCGGCGGCGGCCTCCCCGGCCAACTCCGCCTCGGCAAAAATCTACGACGAGGACGGAGTAGAAACGGACATCTTCACCGGCGACATGTCGGAGTCCTCGGCCTTCTACAAGTCGGTCATTTGCCGGACGCCGACGGGCGGATGGGACCAAGCAGCCGTCAACGCCCTCCAGGGCCGCGTCGGGTATGCCACCGACTACGCACCCGTCCCGTATTGGCAGGGGCTGATGATTCAGGTGGCGTATGCAGAGGGGGCCGGATATACACTCGCCGTCGAACCCGGTTCGTACGCACTCTCGGGCCAGGAAGTGGGCATCCTTGCCGACCACAAGATTGCGATGGAGGTAGGGGATTACGCGCTCGGCGGCTTGGATGTGGGGACGCTGCTCGGAAGGAAGCTCGCGATTGAAGTCGGAGATTATGTCCTAACTGGTCAGGCGGCGGAGTTTCTCCGTGCCGCCAGGATTGGGGCCGACGGCGGGACTTACATTCTCTCCGGCCTCTCCGCCGACGTGCTTTTCGACAGGCTGATTTCACTCGGCGCGGGAGCCTATGTCCTCGCTGGACAGGACGTAACGCTCGTCTACGTCCCCGGAGGCGGGGCCTATATCATCACCGCAGATGGCGGGATCTACGCGGTCACGGGGCAGGGCGCGGGCGTCCTGCTCGGCAGGCGACTCGCCGCCGAGACGGGAAGCCATGTCATCGTCGGGCAGGCGGCGGACCTGCTAAGGGACGGGCGGCTCGCTGCCGAAGCGGGGGGCGTGGTTTTAATCGGCGGGGATTTGGGTCTGGTTTATTCGGGGGTCATCCCCCCGGTCGTCATCGGTCGAAGACAGGCCGCTCAAGGCGTGCCGAGACGGGCCCCGCAGGGCATGGCAAAACGGGCCGCCGAGGCGGCGAGGAGGACAAACTGAAATGGCCGTCATAACGCTCGAAGAGGCCAAGGCCTATCTGCGCGTGGACAGCGGGGACGAGAACGCGCTCATCTCCGCGATGATCGATACGGCCGAGAAGCATGTCGAGTTGGCCACCGGGCGTGTCCTACTCACCCAGACGTTCGAGCTCGTCTACGACGAGGTCTCGGGCTCAATCGAAATCCCGAAATCGCCCCTCCAGGAGGTGATGAAGATCGAGGTTATCTCCGAGGCCGGGGTAAAAACGGAGGTGGCCTCGTCGACCTACGACGTCGACACGTCGGGGACCCTGGGCCGGGTGCAGCTCAAGGTCGGATGCGTCTGGCCGTCGCACCGTGGATTCGCCTCGTTCATCGTCACGGTCAAGGCCGGATACGGCGAGGCGGCGGCCGTCCCCCCGGCGCTCAAGCAGGCGGCCCTGGCGGCGCTTGCGGTTATCTTCGAGGGCCGCGGCGGGGCGGACCGGGAGAAGATCAACTCCGCCGTGGCGGCCCTGTGTGCGCCCTATAAGATCTGGAGGCTCTGATGGGGCGCGGACTCGGCACCTCGGTTGGCGAGATGAACCGCCGGGTCATGCTGCAGTACCGGACGGAGGTCGACGACGGCTACGGGGGCAAGACGTTCGAGTGGTTCGATCATGCCGCGGCCTGGGCGAAGGTCGAGCCGCTTTCGGGCGGCGAGTATTTCAAGGCGCACCAGACGCAGGCGGAAGTCACGCACCGGGTGACGATGCGATACCGGGCCGACGTCGACGAGAAGATGCGGATCATCTACGGCGAGAAAATCCTGGAGATCGAGTCGATCCTGGACGTCGACTCCGCGCATCAACGGATGGAGATCATGGCACGAGAGGCGAAGTAAATGGAGATCAAGGTCGAACTCAAAGGGCTGGAAGAACTGAGGAAGGCGATCAAGGATCTGAAAAACCTCCCTCGGGTCAAGGCGGAGGTCGGCGCCTCAGCCCTGGACATTCAGAGCAAGGCGAAACGGAATCTTAAAACCGCCGGCTCAATCGATACTGGCAACGCGAGGAACACTACGATCGTCGAATTCGAGTCCGGCGGATGCTCGGCCGAGATCGGGACGGTCGCGCCCTACGGGCCCTACATCGAATTCGGGACGCGACCGCATTTCCCACCGCCCGATGCGCTGGAGGCCTGGGCCCGGCACCACGGGTTCGACTCCGCCTGGCCAATCTGCATAGCCATCGCAAAACGCGGGCTTCGTGCGCGCCCGTATCTTCTGCCCGCCTACGATGAGGTGGCGCCGAAGTTCGAGAAAAGGCTGGCCGAGGTCTACAAATGAAAAGCCCCTTCCTGACGCTCCACAAGGCCCAGTACGACCGGCTGAAGTCCGCGACGAGCTACCGGATTTTCGACAACCTGCCCGAGCAGGCCGAATTCCCCTACGTCGTCATGGGCGAGGTCTCGGGGCGGGACTGGTCGGACAAGTTCGAGCCCGGCCAGGAGGTCTTCTCGACCGTGCAC